AGTAGCGCCAGCGGCGTTAAACTTGCCGCCAAACTCAGCTGTACAAGAAGCATTGTTAAAGTTGCCTGTACCGAATAGAAGGTCAGCCGCTCTTTTCTCTCTTGCAAGCTTAAGAACTCTTGACACTTTCTTGGCTAGACGTGCCTCTTCACTGCCAGGGTATTGGCTGTCAAAGATGTCTTCCATTGCGATGCTATCATTAGCAGCATAGATAAGCGCTTTGTAAGTTTGGCTTGTTCGGTCGAAACCGCCAATGGTTGCTCTTGAAGATCCTGGTGCTCTTTCAAGATCAAGACCCGCGCCCGCTCCCATGAAGTTTCGAGACTCTTCTAGTAAAAGAGTACCGCTTCTCTCAGGAATCGAGATGGTTTCAAATACCTTATCGGCGATTAGTTGGTCATCACTAGGGACGGCCTCGCCTACAAGACTAGTTAAAATTTGGTCTACTGGATGCAGATTGCTATATGATGAAGCCATGATTTACTCCTTAAGGAACTAAGTTCTGAGGGCCAGTGAAGTTCATGAAGACTTGATCTCCAGCACTTGACGACACTTGATTGATGTTGGGGATGATCTGACCAATTGAGAAGTTACCACTAGTTGCATGAGTGATTACTTTTCCATCGGTGTCTGCCATTACAAGCGAGACAGAATCGGCAATGGTAGCGCCTGCAATTACTCGGCTAATTCCATTGACTTTGACTTCAACAGAGTCACCCAAAGCGCAAGCTCTTTGAGCGATACCAACGCAACGGCGGTCAGTTGCGGCATCGGTAATTACAATTTTGCCCGCTGTGTTTACTGAAACAAGAGCATATTCAGTGATGGCTTCAGCCGCCACAAATGAGATTATATTGTCAGTGTTAGCCATGATTAATTCTCCATCGCTTTAGTGTAAAATTCAGTTTCATTCTTTTGGATATAGTTTAGAGCTTCAGAGTAAGTGATTGACTTCTCTCTTGAAGTTGCTCGGATCTTCTCATCAAGGCTCTTCTTATTGATCTCTTCACCGCTTGCACCATGACCAACTTCGACAAGAGGTACAGCGCTGTTAGCTTGTCTCTCATTAAACATTTGCCAAAACTCAGCTTGAAGATCTTTGAGCTCGTAAGCTTTACCAGCCACGTTAGTTTCACTTGGTGCAATCTTGCCTTCGTTGAGTAGCGTGTTGACTGCATTTGTCTTTTCAATCTCAGCCTTCTCAGCTTCAATCTTAGCGATTTTCTCACGAAGTGCTTGGACTTCATTAAGTAGAATAGAGTCAGTGAGCTTCTCACTAAGCTTCTCAGCTTTGAGCTCTTCCTTCTCTTCTTCTTTGTCCTCTTCTTCGGCCATTGTTTCAGTCTCTTCTTTGTCGTCTTCTTCCTTATTCATGGAAGCCTCAGACTCAAGAGTCATCTCTTGTATCTTCTGCTCAAGCTCTGCCACCATTGCATCTTTTGCGATAAGCATTTGGCGGAGTTCTTCAACAGACATCTCTTCAATGTTATCCATTAAAGTTGTCCTTTCGTTTAAAGTAACCCGCTCGATTTTGTCGTGTGACTGAGCAGGTCGGGGAGTGAGTGTAATTGCTAAAAGTTGAGCGTTTCCAATCTTTGATCCGCCATCTCTTGAATAGACTCCGCCATTCAAGAACTCAGGTGAAGACCAAAGAAGACCACCAGCCGACTTGACCACGTCAAGACCTCGCTCATTATAGGCGGGAGTTGCATAGAGTCCATCTTCTCTAATATCAAGATCAACAATCAAGCCAAGAGCATTTCCGCTTTCAGGTGGTGCTGGTGCTCCGCCTTGAAAGGGACTAGTTGCGTGTTGCCAGTCAATGATAACAGGATCATTATATTTTCGAGTGTTAAAGACTCTGACCATCTCCTCAAGAAGATCGCCATCAATCTCATCACCGATATTATCACCGCTCATTCTTGATGACACTTGACCGAGAGCCAAGGTCTTGAATGGTTTACCTACTGTTAGGCCTTCAGGAATGTCATACGATGGTTCACTCAGTGAAGTCAGTTGTACCGCCTCACCATAGGCCCTAAGCGCTGTTGATTTATTGTCTACTGCATTCATCTGATTCACCACTTTTCTAGCAAAAGAATACCCTGCATCTCCGCCCCATCCATTCCAAGCTTGCCAGCCCTTGCCTTTATCATCCCAAGTTGAACCCTGCTTATCTACTTCATGCCTTGTGAAGTATGCGAGCATCCTCTTGACGGTATCAGGTGAGAGTTGTTTACCATTTGATAGGTCTCTTGCTCTTGCGATACCGACCGAGGTCATACCTCGCTGACTTGGTGGTTTACTTGCTCGTATTTGTAGCGCTCTTTTAGCTGCTCTTTGAACACCTTTGGGAGGCTTAAAACTGATATGATTGTACTTATCAGGAATAGCATATTTGACTTTAATCTTTGCCATTTGCTCGCCTCCGCTTGATGAGTTGTTCAGTCAATGAGGACATAGCGCCACCGCTACCAATTGAACTAGTCCGCTCAAGTGCAGAACGTTGAGCATCCTCTGGCAGGTCACCCGCTCCAAGCCGTTCTCTTATCGCTCGCTCTAGTTCATCATCAGGAGTAAGTAACCCCGCTTGAACTAGACCTGGTAACATTCCAAGTGATTCAGCTAGATCATCAGTATCAAGACCTGTGTGAGTCAGCTTTGGAAGTTTGGATGGATCAACTAAGCCATAGTTCCAACGGATCAAACGGCCTATCGTGCCGCCACCTCTTCTATCAACTCCACTCACTTGGGTAGCCACTAGATCACATAGATTAATCGCTGCTCTTCTAAAGACACTTAGATGTATCTCACCAACGCTTCTTGATCCTGTCTCAGTATTTCCAAGATCTGCAAACTGAGTTAAGAATGAAGCTGAGATTTGTGAGTCACACTTGGTGATGATCTCAAGTGGCCCGCTTGCGTATAAGTTCGGCTGAGCTGCATATGTATCAAAAGAGACAGCTCCATTCTCTACAAGATAGGATTGCTCTGCACTGATAAAGCTTTGAGCTTGAGCCTCAGCATCATCAATCATAGCATCAATGTCGCCATCACTTAAACCAAGCTGTTCAGCTTGCGAGCGATCAACTTTGACTTTTGGTGTTGGTACTGCCCACCTATCAAGACCAACGCACATCAAGTTACTCACTCGCTGTTTAGTTCGCCACCACCACCAAACAGGCCTCAACATTCCGACACCTTCAAAGTTTGAACCTGTCTTATTGAGCGTTAATAGTAGTAGTTTATTGGCTGGTATTGGTTCGGGAGTGTAAGTTGTACCGACTGTGTTTTGTATAACACCATCAAGCTTTTGACTGTCTCGACTTAACCATCGACTATGAGCGCTTGGCTCTCTGTCAGCATAGCTATCAAGCCACACTTTAATTTTGCCTTGGCTGTCAGGCCCTACTTTGTAAATCTCTTCAGCGTATCGATACCCCAATGGGATAAACTCGAATAGATAGCTAAGTTGATCCTCCCAAGAGATGGTCATTTGTCCGCTATATCCATCGAAACCAAAGGCTTCATTTGCATATCGAGCGAGCTCATCAGCGACAGGATCATTTTCAATACCTGGCATGAAGCGCCAGCTAGCACTTAATAGAGTTTGTCTCAACATATGCCAAGAGCGTCTTACAATTGGATCCGTTCTAAGCATCTCTTCAGCTTCATCAACCCAATTTAAACCAGTGAGAGAAACATTCTTCTCTTTGCCTGTGATGACTCCGCCACTTATCTGAGTTCCTGTGATACCTTTGGTGGTGAATCGTGGCGATAGTGCTCTCAAGTGTTTAGGAGAACGCTCATATTTGCGGTCTTGATTCATTAAGTGCTCCCTTAATGGTATAGGTGCTCTATAACAATATAAGCACTAAGAAGCAATTTTATCAATAAAAGCTTGTTCAGTATAATTTAACGGTATAGATTACAGCGGTCATGCTTGCTCTTTAAACTGTTCTACCGATCTCTTGACTTAGCCTGATTCTTATTCTGTAAAACATGAGCAAGCGTGACAGTTTAATCATATGCCACCTTGGTTTTATACTCCAAGTGTTTCAAAAATG